ACTAAACACCAGCAGGCGACGGATGAAGGCTTCGGCACGGTGAGCGTGACAGCCGACACGGGCACTCACACCTTCTGCTTCGTGGCCAGTCGCGGCAGCGATGCGACTGTGACCGACGGTGAGATCACCTGGGGCAAACCCTCAGACACGTTCTGGCGGTCGGTGACGATGGCGGTCACACCGAAGACGGGCACGGCTCAGTCGGTGGAACTGCAACGGGTGGCGACACGGCTCAGGATCAGCGTGACGGATGAGGTGCCGACCACGCTCTCCAAGCTGGTGGTGAATGCCGATACGTGGTACTGCGGCCTTGATGCCCTGACGGGCGAGCCGACAGCCGCCAACGAACGCACGGCCACCATCAATGTGCCGTCGTCGTATGCCGGCACCACGGGACAGCTATCGGCCTCGATCTTCGGAATCTGTGGCGACGACTACACCACGGGTGTGACGGTGACGGCCCTCGACGGCTCGAACGAGACCATTGCGAGCGTAGCCCTGGCGGATGTTCCGATGCAGAAGAACGTGACCACTCAGTACTCGGGGCCGCTGTTTAGCCGACAGCAAATCTTCTCGCTGACTGCTGCCGACTCATGGGGCGATGATGTAATCATGACTTGGTGAAAACGAAAACGGGGAGGCCACTGCCTCCCCTTGCTCAAATTAAAATAAAAAACCTAATCCTATATAACCATTAATTATGACTTAGAGTTTCTTGCATTGATTTCTCGCATTTCTGCCTGAAGTTCATCGATCACCTCCTGAGATACCTTGGCTTTCTGCTCGTTGTCCCAAGGTAGTGGCAGTAGGTCTGCCGGTCCGTTTATGCCTTTCTCTCGCAGTTTGTCCGAGCCGCATTGCACAACCATGTAGTAATACGTCTGCCAGCGTGTCGCGCTCCATAGATGACGGTGGCGACGCTCGTAGCCGCGCTCTATCATCAGTAGGTCGATGTAGGTCAGGTCGTAGAGGTATTCACGTCGGTTGATCCCGATCTCGCCCACGAACTTCGCGTAGCGGTCGTGAGCGGTGGTCAGTTTTTTGCGGGTTCCTCCGTGTTGTCCTTCTGCGCTTCGGCTTCCTTCTTCAGTGTATCTTCCACGATTTTCGGAATGCCGTACCACTCGTTCCTCAGTTCGATGATGGTATTCAGCAACAGCCTTACATCGTCTGGCGTGGCCTCGTACAGGATGGTCTTTGATTCGATGGGCGGTTCCTCATCGTTGTAACTGTATGCAGCGACGATGGCTGCAATGGCGAGCGAGAGGTAGTCCTCGTTGGTGGCCGTTGGTGGCGCGGTAACAACGATCTCGCCCTTTTCGTCTTTGCCGAATGTCGGCACAAATACGGCTGTTGATTTCTTAGTGATTCGCTCAAATCCGTTCTCTGTTGCGGCACAATAAAGCATCTTGATCTCCTGTCCGCAAATGGTGATTTCTTTCTGGGTCATAGTTCTTGAAATTTTATGGGAATGTGAAAAGATGAAGCCGCGCCGTCATGTGCCTATGAGTAAAAGTAAGCATAGCGACGACGCGACTTGTATGAGAGAGATTACTCGCCTTCGGGTGCTTCGGCATCGGCACCACGGCCTCGTGTCTGCACTGAGCGGTTTGCCCCGGTCTGGAGCGCACCGTAACCTGTTAGCGTATAATTATAAGACGTGTTGCTTCCGTTTTGGGCCTGAATCTGGAGTGAAGTCAGCTTGCCGGTACCTTTGGCAATCTCCTCGACAACGGTACGGTTGTTAGTGCCTTCACACAAACAGATTTTCCAATAGAGCAACTGGTCCTTGATCCATCCTTCGAGATCGTTCAGGCTTTTTGCGCCTGTCAGTAGCGTGTCATTGTCGGTGATGACAAGTCCGCTGCCGCTGATGTCGTATGACTGTCCAGTGACCTCAAACTCCTGGGCATCGCCAGTAGTGTCCTTGGTAGAACTTTCCTCAGTCTGAGCCGATCCGTGAAGGGCCATCTGCTTCGCTGCTGCTATCACAGCCGATGGGTTGGCCGTCGTAGCGAGGAAGAGTCGATAGTATTGTCCTTTCTGCATAGTCTATTAACTGAGGGCTCCTGTACCCTGGAATTGCAGAGAGAGTTGGACTGTCTCCCTGTCGTTAAAGGTCATCGTAAAATCATTCAACAGCGCATTGCCGTTTCGCTTGAAGGAAGCGTTCTGTGCCACGCGGTTCTGTGCGCCTCCCGTCTGGTCCCAACCGATACCGACGGCAACAGCCGCGTTAAAGGTTGTGATGATAGCCTTCAACTCGCTTGGCTCGCTCTGATAGGTATCAACCTGAGCACTCCACGAAGTCGATGTGATGGTCTGCTGGGTGTACAGTCCTTCAGTATCTTTCGTTGAAGTGTCCTCGGCATTACCCGTGAGCGAGATCGAGCAGTTGGTGGATTCTGGGAAAGCAACACCGCCTTGCAGCAATCTAAAGTTCTTGCCTTTAATCTTCATCGTCTATGTCGCTTTGGATTTCACATACATACATAACATTCTGGAAATAGCACGGCTTAGTCCAATCCCAAGCTACACCATTTGCCTGTGGATAACCAGGCTGAAGAGTAGGTATTTCCTCACCATTTTCGCGCATCTGCTTGATGTATCTGTTGACAGCCTTTCGAACCATACGGACAATCCGATTCACTTCGTTCTTGCTGACAGCAGCCACCTCTACACCAGCCTGCACGCGGTCTTCCTCCGAATCCCACATATCATCCTTCGTTGACTCTTGGGCTTGGAACCCATCGTCAGTCACGATGATGTAAGGGATTGGCGTGTTGTCCGCTTCGGTTGGTGACACCTCGAAACAGGTGCTCACCACACGGTTGCCGATGGCCTCCATGAGTGCTGCATCTGCACAGATAGCGTCGTAGATGATTTCGTCAACTGTCTTCATTGCTGCTTACTTGGTTTTGGAAAGAAACCGGCTGTCGAACAACCTTTGCTGTTGCATCAGAGCCGACAGCCGGTAGGAACTATGATTCCCAGAAAAGTGCGAGAGAGTTTAGTTGCTGGGGTTCACGACCTTCAGCAGCATGAATGCCTGGGGAGTGCCGTTTGCGCCGTTGACTTTGCCAGAGAGCTCGGTGATACTGATCTCGGTAGAGAAGACGATGACCGTCTTGTTCTGCTTGGCCACCTGAGCACTTGTCGCGTCAACAGTCTGACGAACGAGGCCGTGCTGCTGGATGGGCAGGTACTGGAACAGACCGATGCCGATGTACTCGTCGGTGTCCTTCACGTACTCCTGCTCGCCGTTCAACGTGTAGTTGATGTGCTTGGTGGAGACGTAGGGGTGACCGCAGAGCAGGCCGTTGTCGATGATGGGGTGAGCTGCCACGCCGTCGCCCTCGAAGGTGTGCTTCAGCTTGGCCTCCATCTTCGGAGAGATGACTACGCAGCCCTCGTCGTCGAAACCGAGCTCGGCAATCTCGGCAAACTTCTCGTCGATCTGAGCACCGATGGTGTTGTCGAGAGTGATGGTGCCGGGAGTGACCATAGAGAAGGCACCCTTGTTGCCCTGCCAGTTGGCGTGCGAGTAGTTCTTCTTGGCGAAGTAGATGCGCCATGCCTTCTGAATCTTGTAGAGCACGAATGCCACGAGGTCGAAGGCGGCGTTGTCGATGGCCTTGTTGCTGATGCCTACAGAGAGAGACACACGGCGGCTGACAACCTTAACGTTGTCGAAGTCGAGTGCCTGCTCGTTGATGGCTTCGATTTCGCCCTTCTCCTCCATCTCAACGTCGTTGATGCTGTAGGGATAGAGTTCGTCGCCCTCAACGCCGGTGACGAACGACTGACCGAAGGGACGGCCCAGTCCGTTCTCCTTGGTGTCGATGATGTCCTGAATGTTCAGAACGATGGCACCACTCTCCACGATACTTGAACCGTCGGGAGTTGACTTCGGGGCCAGCGTGATGGTAGCGTCCTCACGCTTCTCACGAACGCCCTGCAAGTACTCGCGGTACTGCTTGTTGCGGTCCACCTGCTCACGGATTTCGGCAATAGCTGCCTCGTCCTTCGAGAGCAGAATCTCGCGGCGGTTGTCCTCCAACTCTGAGGTCAGTTCAGCCATTTCGCGCTTCTCTTCCTCGTTGTACTCCTCACGGCGCTCCTTCTCCATCTTGGTGTAGATTTCGCGCATACGGGCCTGAATCTCGCGGTTGCGAGCGGCCTTCTTCATAACTTCTTTCTTTGTCATGATCGTTACTTTTTAAGGGTTTATACTAATGTTTACTAAAAGTCGATGTCCTCGGTTTCGAGGTCGAGCAGGTTCAGGCGCATCCGCATCACGGCCTTGGCCTCGCGTGCCTTGCGCTCCAGTTCCTCGGCTTCGCGAGCCTGCTTCTCGGCGTTGGTCTCGCCACCATTGGCTTCACGCTCTGCCTGTTCACGGGCCTCACGCTCTGCCTTTTCAGCATTGGTCTCGCCACCGTTGGCTTCACGTTCCTTGTCCTCGCGGGCTTTCTTCTCTTCCTCAGTCTCCTGCGGCTGCTCACGCTTCAACTGGGCTTCAATGGCCTTGTCGATAGCGTCGGACTGTTCACGGGTAGCGACTGCGGTCTGCTCGTAGGCAGGATGAGTCACGATCGACACGTCGTAAAGGGCTGTGACGCGCTTGACGTGGCGCACCCATACTTCCTTGCCGTCGTGATCCTCGTTCTTCATGCGCTCATACGATACGCCGTTCTCAGAGTCTTCGTAGTCGTCGTCAAACGCGAAACTCATGCCGGTGATGTCGCCACGCTTGATGAGTACCAGAGTGTCGTTGCCTGCACTGGTCTCGGCTATGTCGCATTCGCAACCGATGTCGCGCAGGTTCTTTTGTAGTTTCAGGGTGCCCTCGCCATTGCGCCAGCGACCAAGTATGTCAGTCACTTTATTGGAATGGTTCAGATTGAGCACCACGTCAGACTCACGCAGCAGCTCGTCGCTGATGCAACCAGGCTCCATCACCTCGTACACCTCGCGGTAACTGCTCCAGGGGGTCAAGTTGTGCGAGCGTACACCGAACACGATGGGCGTGCCCACTACGGTACGGCTCTGCTCCTGACCTTCGCCAGCCTCGCGGACTTTCAAACCGCAGGTGGCCATAGGGATAAATCTTACCTGTTTTGTCATATCTCAAAAATCTGATTAAATGATGTTACTACTTATCCCGCATAACTATGCTTGGGGTTTACTGCCGTGCGCACGCGGTGCTTGCGGCTCTTTTCAATCTCACGCTCCAGGGCTTCGATTTCCTCTTTTGTCGGGTTTGGTGTCATATTCATTGTCTTTTGCCGTTTTTAATTTGGCTTTTGCCATTTTCAAAATGGCTTTTGCCGATTTATTTTTGGCACGTGCCAGTTTTCGGTCGCCACGTGGCAGATTTTATTTGCCACGTCGCAGTTTCGAGATTGTCACGTGACGATGTTTTTCTCACTTCTCGCCATCGCCCTCCTTGGCGGCTGGTTTCGGACTTGCCACGGTGTAGTTACCAGGCTCCAGCGTCGTAGCTGCCTCGCCCTTGGCGATGAGAGCCTTCAGCGTCATGAGGTTGGCCGATGCCAGCGGTTCGTCGCCACCTTCAACGGCTGGGAGGTCACGCGCTGCACGTTCCTCGTTGAGCGTGCCGCCCGTCTGTAGGTTGAGCAGTGCCACCTCTGCCTGCGTCTTCTTGTCCATGCGCAGCAGGGGCTGTTCGCACAGGTGGAAGCGGTGCTGGCCGAAGTCGTAGATGGAGAGCAGCTTGCGGAAGCACTCGGCCTCCATCTCGGCACCGTCGGGCGCAATCGTGCGGCTCAGGTACTCCATCGTGGCG